AACATAGTTAATGATAGTGTTTTTCATTTTGATGTTGATGGTTGTGATGATGAATTAAAACTAATAGAATACCAAGATGGTGGATTCTACGGATGGCACACAGACTTTAATGCAGGTAGTTGTTCCAATAGAAAAGTGGTAGGAATTATTCAACTCACAGACCCAAGTGAATATGAGGGTGGAGATGTTCAGTTTGGTATCCAAGATAAAGATACAAAAGAGTGGTATACAATGAACAAGTTAAAAGGTTCGTTAACATTATTTCCGGCATTCCTATGTCATAATGTAGTGCCAGTTACAAAGGGTAAACGATATGTAATCCAAGAGTTATTTGTAGGAGACCATTTTAGATAATGTACCAGTCAATTGATATGTCAACACTTAAAGCAAACCCAAAATTTAGATGGTTTGTCGAGAGAGAAAACTTTCTCTCACAAGAAGAGTGTGATGATTTGAAAAAAGTTATTGATACACAATCCATAAGGCAGAATGGTTATTATAAAGATACGAGAAGAAAAGATGCGGCACAAGAACTGGCAAATACATTAGATACCGAAAACATAGAAAATAATTTGAAAGATAAAGTAATCAACGACATTGTAATGGGTGACCACGAACACCAAAGTGCTTGTGTAATTAATATTACGAAACTGGATGATTCAAAATTATTAGATAAATTTTGGATGGCATTAAAAATTTCAAATCTGCAATATTGGAATTATGATATACGGGGCATTTATAGAAATAGAGTCCAAGCACATAGATATGATGTAGGTGACCACTATTTACCACACGCAGACTTTCATTGGATGGATGACCATAGCACTACTAAATTAACTTGTATTATATTTTTAAATGATGATTATGAGGGTGGAGAGTTTAAATTTTTTGACGACCATATAATAAAACCGGCGGCCGGTAAATTACTTATACACCCATCTTTAGCAGGACACGAGGTAATGCCAGTAATTAAGGGGGCAAGATACTCTTGTATTGCTTGGGGAGTAGGAGATACCTTTGTATAAAACTTTGGTAGTATCAACAGAAAGGTGTGGTTCTACAAACTTTATGAAAACATTGGAGTTAATTCATAATGGAAAGTTTTGGGAACATCCACTTTTTAATGATTTTAAATTACAAATAGATAATATTGGATTCAAAGAGTTTATGGATAAGAGTTATCAGTTAAGTGATTTTATGGGGACAAAGATTGTCCATAAAAATAATGATATGTTTGTCAAAGATTTAATTGACTATCACGATAAAGTTTTCTTATTGGTTAGAAATAATTTGTTTGAACAAGTTATATCATTACATATAGCAAATGAAACTGATATATTCCACGAAGCAACAGATATATCAGTAAAGGCATTAAGTTTAGGTAAACTAAAAGATAAAGTCGTAGAATTGAGAGAAATAAATAATAAACTTACAAAATTAGTTGATAGAAGAAGTATTCTATCTTATGAAAAAATAAAAAATATTTTAGTTGGAAAAAAAGTTAATATAGATTATTCTCAAATTCAAAATATAAGTCAATTATTAAAAGAATATAATTCAAATATGGAATTTTATACCTATGATTACTAATGATACTTTTGAATTTGTAGTTCACAAAGAAAACTTCTTATCAGAAAGTCAATGTGTAAAACTAATGAGGTATCTTGAGAGAAATGAACCAACGATATCAGAACTTGCTGGCAATTATGATAATAATATTATGAATAAAGAGGTTCGTGATAACCAAGAAGTCAAAATCAATGACGAAAAACTAAACAATAAATTAAAAATGTTATTTGAATTAGCAAATCAATCTATATTTAAATTCAATATACAAGAATTAGAATCAGTAAAAATATTAAAGTATGGTGTTGGTGGTAAATACAAATGGCATACAGATAGTGGAGCAAAAGAAACTTCCACAAGAAAACTAACCGCAGTCGTTCAGTTGAGTGATGAGAAAAACTATGAAGGTGGAGATTTAGAGTTCGGTATCACGGATGAGACAGGCAAACATAACCATAAGGCCAAGAGAACACGAGGTAGTATAACTATCTTTCCAGCATTTCTATCACATAGAGTTACACCAATTACACAAGGAACACGTCACTCATTAATAACTTGGATGAATGGTGATTGTTTTAAATAATTTACATTTTCAGGTTCATACAAACTATTTATTTATATCTAAGGTTATTCACTATGAAAACAAAAACACTATTTGACCACATAAAGCAAGTTACAAATGTTCAGAACCAATTGTATTGGGACGAACTATCTGAATCAGATAAGAAGACCTGGTCAAATTATATGGTGCATAGGTTTTTATCGATGAAAGCCGATTGGATAGAAGTTGTAAATGAAATACAACAATATTGGGAATTGAAACCTAAAACGGTTTATCAATTCTACACAAATTTATTACCACGAGGAAATACATACTTACGATACACTAAATCTAAGAAGAAATCTAAGATTGAAAAGTGGGCTATGGACATATTATGTGAACATTTACAAGAAAGTTCACGAAATGTAGAGAAAACGCTTGACATTATGGGTAAAGATGTCGTATATTCTATTGTATCAAAGTATGGTGTAGATGAGAAACAACTAAAAAAAATATGGAGTAAGAAATGATTAAAGACGCACCTACAAAAGTTATTGATGATGTCGGTCAAGAATATGACCCAACAGATGTCGTTGGATATATGGAAAAGACTTATCCTGAAATGACACAAGAATTTAAAAATATACAAAGAGAACAATATGAGTTGTTTTGTAGAAAGCAATATGATTATGGCCCACAAAATATAGCAGTGGGAACAATATTAAAAACAAAAGAAGATGTTAAGTTATCATTGTTGGGTATTTGGTTTCGTATGAACGACAAGATAGAAAGATTAAAAACATTACTGATGAGAGATGATAACCACGCAGTTGAAACTGAGGGTGTGGTGGATAGTTTTTCAGATGTATCAAATTATGGGGTTATGGCACAAGTCGTAGCAAGAGGCAAATGGGCAAAATAGGAATTATAGGACAAGGATATGTAGGTAGTGCTATCAGAGTTGGTTTTGAACCACACTATGCAGTATCAACATATGATAAATATGACTTGAGTAAATCAACACATAGTAAATTATCTGATGTAGTGAAGAACTCAGATGTTATATTTGTATGTGTTCCAACACCAATGGAGAAAGACGGAACTTGTCATACTGATATCGTAGAGGATGTCATTAGTGAAATAAATGAATGTGGTAATGGGGAAGTTGTAGTGATTAAGTCTACGATTCCACCAGGCACAACTGATAGATTACATAGAAAGTATAAAAACATTGATGTTATATTTAATCCAGAGTTCTTAACCGAAGCAAACTTCATTGAAGACTTCAAGAACCAAAACAGAATTATATTGGGTGGTGTTCGTAGAGGAACTACAAAACTAAGACAAATATATTCTAAAGTATTTCCACACGCAACAATCGTCAAGACGGGCGCAAAACACGCAGAAATGGTAAAGTATTTTACCAATTGTTTCTTAGCAACTAAAGTGTCATTTGCAAATGAAATGAAATACATTTGTGATAGTATTGATTTAGATTACGATAAGGTAGTGGAGTACGCAACATATGATGAAAGACTTGGTAAATCACATTGGGGTGTTCCGGGTCCTGATAACGATTTAGGATTTGGTGGACATTGTTTACCAAAGGATTTATCAGCAATGATTAATGGGTTTGATACATTGGGATTATTGGAAGCAGTAGAGCAAGTAAACGACCAAGTTCGTGAGAATAGAGATTGGGAACAAATGAAAGGTAGAGCAGTAGTAGATGGGTAAAATAAGTTATAGTCAATTCAGTATGTGGGACAAGTGTCCTTATACTTGGAAAGCAAATTATGTGGACAAAGCAGAAACATTCAAGGGTAATATCTATACCTTGTTTGGTAGTGCTTTACACGAAACAATTCAAGCATATCTTGTATGCTTTTATGAAAGAACAATCAAAGAAGCAGATGCCTTACCATTAGAGGAAATTCTAATGTATCGTATGAAAGAAAGCTACAAACAATCCAAAGAACAACACGGAGATGAATTTGAAGTTACTAAAGAAGATATGGCAGAGTTCTATCAAGATGGTGTAAATATTATTGAAGAGTTCTTAAAGAAAAAAACAAGATACTTCTCAAAGAAGAATACTGAATTAGTCGGTATCGAGATGATTTTAGATTATGATATTTCTGAGCAGATGAAGTTCAAAGGTTATATGGATGTAGTTCTACACGAAAAGAAAACAGGTCGTATGAGAATTATTGATATCAAGACAGCTACAATGGGTTGGAATAAGTATATGAAAGCCGATAAGAACAAAACTAATCAGTTGTTATTGTATAAACACTTTATGTCAAAACAATTAGATATTTCGGTAGATAAAATAGATGTTGAATATTTAATATTAAAGAGAAGATTATATGAAAATATGATGTATGCACAGAACAGAATACAATCCTTCTCGCCAGCAAGTGGTAAACCAAGTATTAATAAAGTTATGAGTAGATTAGATGAATTTATGAAAGAGTGCTTTGATGAAGACGGAAACATAGTCGTTAACGAATATGAAAAGTGTGCTAAACATTTAAAGTGTAGAAGTTGCAAAGACTTATAGGAGAATGAGATGATAGTGCCAGTATTGAGATTAAAGTTATCAGACTTTTTAGGAACAGACTATGAGAAGGATGTTCTAAAAAAATTGCACGATATAAATAATGAAGGACATTTTCCACCATTTGAAATATATTTGTGGTATGATAGAGAGAATGATAAAGTTGATTTAAGTCGTTTAAAAGACTTCATTGTAGAGTGGGAAAGTAAGGGGGATTTTAAAAGTAAAACTATTATTGTTCCTGAATTCTTTGACAGAGCAAGAGATTTTATTTGGTATGATATAATACCAAACGACATAGCTAATAATAATTTTATACAATACTCAAGATTCAGATGGAATTATGGAGACCCAAAGACTGGCATTTTGCAGGGGTTAGATGAATTTGTCAAAACATTTGAGTTCACAATTGCAGATAAACTACCAAGAAAACAAAAACGAAATGATTATGAAGATAGCAATCATAGGTAGTAGAACTTATACGAATAAGAAAAAGATTCAAGACTTTTTGTTCAGACTAAAAATGGAACATAAAGATATAGAGATTGTAAGTGGTGGTGCAAAAGATGGAGCGGATAAATACGCAAAGAGATTTGCATTAGAATTTGGACTAAAGTATTCAGAGTTCCCACCACAACATCTATCACATAATCAACATTGTATATTAGAGGCATATAACTATGGTAAAGAATATAATGTTGGATATTATCATAAAAGAAATAAAGACTTAGTAAAGTATAGTGATAAAGTCGTAGCATTTATCAAAGATGACACAATAACAAATGGAACGAAATCGGCATTAGAATATTGTAAAAAAAATAATAAAAAATTTGTTATTTTAAGTTGAAGTTGATATTTATATATACATATATACAGAATAATTATGAGTAAAAACAAAGAAGAAAAATTAACATCAGTCAAAGTAATTGACGAACTCTACAAGAAATTTAGAGAGAAATCAATTCGTGAAGACTTTTCATTACAGAAATTAGTAAATCGTAGTTTAGATTTATTCGTTTATGATGAGGAGTTTGCAAAAAAGGTTATGGAGTATAGTGAGCTAGAGGAAAGCGGTTCTAAATATTAATAAATACGAAGAGGTTGTATGGAATTACCAAAATTAAAAAAAGTTACAGAAGTTAAAAAGAAAAAAATTATGCTACTATCAGACGATTTGCGTATGTCAAGTGGTGTCGGAACAATGTCAAGAGAGATTGTTATGGGAACAATTCGTGAATTTGATTGGGCTCAAATCGCTGGGGCAATAAAACATCCAGATGCTGGTAAGGCAATTGATATGTGTGATAGTGTTAGAAAAGATACTGGCATTGAAGACGCATATCTAAAATTATATCCAGTTAATGGGTATGGTAGTCAAGAACTACTAAGGGAACTATTAATAGTAGAAAAGCCAGACGCAATCCTACACTACACAGACCCAAGATTTTGGAAGTGGTTGTATGATATGGAACACGAGATAAGACAAGATATTCCTATTTTCTATTATAATATATGGGACGATTTACCTTATCCTATGTGGAATGAACCATTTTATGAGAGTTGTGATTTGATTATGAATATTTCAAAGCAAACACACAATATTGTTCAAAATGTTTGTAAAGATAAACCAAGAACAGAGTGGGATTCAACATATGTTCCACACGGAATAAACGAGAAATATTTTTATCCAGTTGATAATAAAAAAGAACGATTGGAAATGAACAAAATGAAATCAGAATTGTTTCAAGGTAAAGATATAGAGTTTTGTTTATTTTATAACAACAGAAATATCAAGAGAAAACTTACTTCTGATGCTATTTTAGCATTTAGAGAATTTGCATACAATTTGCCAGAAGAAAAAAGAAATAAAACTGCATTTGTTCTACATACACAACCAGCAGACCAACACGGAACAGATTTACCGGCGGTGGTTGAAGCTATGTGTCCAGATTTAAACATAATCTTTTCAACTAACAAACTTTCTAATAAACACCTAAATTATCTATACAACATAGCAGATGTCACAATCAATATCGCATCCAACGAAGGATTCGGATTAGGAACTTGTGAATCATTGATGTGTGGAACACCAATTATTGTTAATGTAACGGGTGGATTACAAGACCAATGTGGGTTTGAATACAAAGGTAAACACTTAGATTACACAGATTATAGTTGGGTTGAAACACTACACGATTGGAGAAAGTGGGAAAACAATGAAGATTTAACTCACGGAGAGTGGGTAAAGCCAGTATGGCCAAGAAGTCGTTCATTACAAGGTTCAATACCAACACCATATATCTTTGATGATAGATGTGATTGGGTTGATGTATCAGAAAAAATTAGAGAATGGTATGATATGGGTAAAGAAAAGAGAGAATCTTGTGGTAGAGAAGGATATGATTTTGTTTGTGGAGACGATTCAATGATGACTGCCAGATGGATGTCTAAAAACTTTGAAGACCATATGAATACGGCATTTAAAAAATGGACACCAAGAAAACGATTTGAACTTATGGGGGTCAAATAATGAAACCATTAGTATTAGTAACAGCGCCAGTAACAACAAGAAGTGGATATGGAAATCACGGAAGAGATATTTGTAGAGCATTAATTGAAACTAATAAATATGATGTCAGAATACAATCAGTTCGTTGGGGAACAACACCAATGAATGCGTTGGAAGCAGACAATCCTATTCACCAAGAGATTGAAAAAAGAATTTTAAGACAACCAACTATGGATAAACAACCCGATGTTCATCTACATATTGTTGTTCCAAATGAATTTGCACCAATAGCTAAAAAGAATATTGGTATCACGGCAGGTATTGAGCATTCAATTCCACCAGTAGCTTGGTATGATGGCATTAATCGTATGGATTTGAGTATATTTACATCAGAATTTTCCAAACAAGGATTTGCGGAAACTACATTTGATAAAGTTGATAAATCTACAAAGAAAGTTGTAGGTATAATAAAAGCAGAAAAGCCAATGGATGTATTATTTGAAGGAGCAGACCCAAATATATACAAACAAACTAAAGAATGTTCAGAAGATTTAGCAGAGCAATTCTCAAAGATAAATAATGACTTTTGTTTTCTATTCGTAGGACATTGGTTACAAGGTAAATTGGGTGAAGACAGAAAAGATACAGGTATGATGTTAAAAGTATTCTTGGAAACTTTTAAAAATACGAAAAACAAACCCGCACTAATTATGAAAACAAGTGGAGCAGGATTCTCAATTATTGATAGAAGAAGCATACTTGAAAAAATAGATATGATTAAGAAGAACATTAATTCAGTTGATTTACCCGATGTATATTTATTACACGGAGATTTAACAGATGAGGAAATGAATCAAATGTATAATCATAAGAAAGTGAAGGCACATTTGACTTTTACTCACGGAGAGGGATTTGGAAGACCATTATTAGAAGCATCATTTAGTGGTAAACCAATCTTAGCACCAATCGCAACAGGTCAAGCAGACTTCTTGGATAAAAATTATACCGTAGAATTACCACATATGATGACAAAAGTTCCATCAGGAGCATTTCCAAAAGAGTATTGGAATCCAGAATCACATTGGGCTACAGTAAATTATGGGATAGCAAGTAAATTGATGAGAGATGTTCATAAGAATTATAAGAAATATGAACTTAAAGGTAAAAAGCAAATGATTGTAAATAGAGAACACTTTACACACGAAAAAATGAGTGAGAAGTTGGTATCTATTGTGGACAAGATGTTAGAGGGTGTACCACAACCAGTAAAGTTAAAAATACCAAGTCTAACAAAAGAACCAAAGAAATTAAAATTACCAACATTAAAAAAGGGATAATATGGCAGAGATAAAAATAACTTGTCCAAATTGCTTTAATGATAAGCAATGTTTTGAAGATAACTTAGAACTAGAAAAATTTAGTTCTTATATGTGTTTTTCTTGTGGATTCACAAGTAATTCATTGTATGTAAATGATTCTGATACTTTAAAGAAAGTTCAAGAATCATCAACAGAATTGATGAGAGAAATCAGTATGTATGATTATGATAGAAAAATACATTGGTTTCCATCTATTTTAAATATGGGTAAAATGGGTATGATATATCCAGAGGGCACAAAGGACAATTGGATATGGAAATTTGCAAGTGTTCGTGAACTGACAAAGGAAGAGCAGAAAGACCCGAAGTATGAGGGTAATGAATTTGCTTTAGACATAGTTAATCCAAAGGAATATGGACAATATGAATTCATAGATGCTTGTAAAGATATGGGAATCATTAAAGACGTATGAAAAATACCACTTGGACACTAGTGCAATCAGGACAGATAGTATCATTTAGATATAAGTCTCAATCTGGCAGAAGTGTAAACCGAACGGTATTGTGTTTAGACCCCGAGTTTCGTTATAGAAAGAAATCAACAGGTAGAGTAGTTCAATTCTTTATTGGATTAGAACTATACGCATCAGACAGAGTGAGATTGCCAGTAAGTAAACTTAATCAATTGTTTAAGATATTAGGAAAGGGTGATGGAAAACCAACTCAAACTAGCGAGCAAGAAATGACACAAATATACAGAAAATTAAAACAATTCTTAGAATTTAATCCAATATTCAAAACATATTTGTTGAGAAAATGTAGAAAGAATAGAGTATTTTTAGAGAATAAATACAAACAATTGAACGGACTGCAGATGAAAAAGGTATCGGAAAATATTACTAAACAAAAAGAAACAGCAAACTTATTGGAGAGCAACCTTGAAGATTAGTTACGGAATAACGGTTTATAATGAACACACAGAATTAGATAACTTACTACATCATTTATCTATAAACATTAGAGATGAAGATGAAGTAGTAGTTACACAAGATATATCACAAGTTGGTAGCAAAGTTATTCAACAAGATGAGTTTTATGCACTTGAAAAGATATTCGAAAAATATGAGTATCACGATTACTTTGAACCAAAACAATTAAAAGTAAATACATTTAAATTTAATAAAGATTTCTCAGCACTTAAAAATTATACAAAATCAAAATGTAGTGGAGACTATGTATTTCACATTGACGCAGACGAAATACCAAATGAATCGTTGATAAAACAATTACCACAGATATTAGAAATAAATGATGTGGAGTTGGTATGGGTTCCAAGAATTAATCTCGTTAACGGAATTACAGACTTTCATATGAAATTGTGGAATTGGCAAGCAACAGAAAAAGGTTGGATTAATTTTCCAGATTATCAAGCAAGAATATTTAAAAATGTAGACCACATTAAGTGGGTAGGTAAAGTTCACGAAGTTATACAAGGTGCACAAACATTTTCACATCTACCACCACACGAAGAATTGACATTAATGCACAAGAAAGATATTGTCAGACAAGAAATGCAAAATAAGTTATATGAAAACATTTTATAGGAGTTAAAATGAAAGCAGTAGTTACAGGCGGTGCAGGATTTGTAGGCACCAATTTGATTATAAGGTTATTGGAGTTAGGATACGAAGTTGTATCATTAGATAATTATTCCACAGGTAAAGAAGAAAATCATCAAGAGGGTTGTGAATATCGCAATGTAGACATTAGAGATGCGGTTGATTTTGATTTCTTTATGGAAAAACCAGATGTAATCTATCATCTGGCAGCATTAGCAAGAATACAACCATCATTTGAATTTCCAGCACTAACATTTGAAATGAATGTGTTGGGAACAATGAATATCTTGGAGTGGGCAAGAAACAAAAAGTGTAAAGTAGTTTATGCAGGTTCATCATCACACCATAATGGTATGTATTCAAATCCATATACATTTACTAAAGAACTTGGGGAACAATTGTGTACTATGTATAATAAAGTATACGATGTTGACACCAAAGTTTGTAGATTTTACAATGCATATGGAGAGTATCAATTACTTGATAGTGATTATGCAGCAGTCGTTGGTATATTTGTAGACCAACATAAAAACAATAAACCATTAACGATTGTCGGTGATGGAGAACAAAGAAGAGATTTCACACACATTAATGATATTGTGGATGGGTTAAACTTAGCAACCTATATGAAATCAGGCACATATGAATTGGGTAGTGGTAAAAACTATTCTATAAATGAATTAGCAGATATGTTCGGTAAAGGTTATCCAAGAGAATATATTGATGAAAGACCGGGTGAAGCAAGAGAAACTCTTTGTAAAGGAACTATTTTGAGTCCTGATAAAAAAGCTTTAGAAAATTATATCAAGAGTGTGATATACTATGAGGTACATAGAAGTGAGTAAAAATCTAATCTATATGACGGCAGTCAATCACGACACATCAACATACAAAAATTCAGACTATGCTAAATACTCAAGATTAAGTTGGAAATATTGGTGTAAAAGAAACAATATAGACTTTATAGTCTTAGATAAACATAATCCACGATATAAATTTCCAGTTTGGAATAAAGATACGATTTTCGATATTGTCGGAGATACTTATAATAAAATAGGTTATGTTGATAGTGATACTATGGTTCATTGGAACGCTCCTAACCCATTTGACTTATATACAGACGAATGGTGTTGGGTTAGAGATTATGCAAATTTAAGGTGGACGACAGAAAGTATAAATAATTACCAAAAGTTTTATCCAAATCAAACATTAGACATTTACAATTATTATAATTCAGGTGTAAGTTTCTTTACCAAAGAACATAAACCTATATTTGACAATTTAATTAAGTTGTATGAAAACAATTCAGAGGAATTGGATAAATGCGCAACAATGGGTGGTGGAAAAGTTCAAACACTATTGAACTTTGAATTACAGAATCACGATATTAAAGTGAAAGAGTTATCACCACAATGGAATATGTTTTCAATGCACAAAAGAGAAATGTTCAGTCATAATTGGCAAGACGGAGATGATAAAACACCACACTTTATTAAATATAGTTGGGTGTGGCATTTTACAGGATTTCCAATTGAAGATAGAACAAGAATTATGAAAGACACTTGGAGAATGATACAAACTAACTATTTTCCAGAAAGTGATGAAAGCAAACATAATGGATAAAAATATTGTTTTTATAATAGCAGTCAAGAAAGATGGACAACTCAAACCTGAGTATGAAATCGGTATCGAGAGTTGGAGAAGATGGTGTAAGAAAAATGATGTTGAATTGTTTTTATTAGAAGACCCAATTCTACCAATGGATGATATGCATATCATCTGGCAAAGGTATTTCTTGTTTGATATTTATGACGCAAATGAAATTAAAGCAAATCAAACACTAATGGTTGACGCAGATACAATAGTTCATCCTGATTGTCCAAACTTTTTCAACGAAACAGAAGACAAATATTGTTTAGTTCACGATGACGGAAGTTACGATTGGGTTTTAAGAGGCATGGAACATTATAAGAAGAGAGTTTATACTGACGAGTGGTTTAATTATTGGGAGTATGGAAATAGTGGATTCCAAATAGTGAATAATTCACATAGAGAATTCTTTCAACATATGAGAGAGTTCTATTTCAAGAATATAAAAGAGATTAATTTTATACAACAGAGTTATGGGATTGGAACAGACCAAACACCATTGAACTTTAATCTTAGAGCACAAGATATTGATATGAAATTATTGGGATATAAATATAATATGGGTTGTATGTTAAAGAAAGAGATATTAGCAGAAGATATGTTATTTACAAAATTAGGTTGGGTATACCATTTCAATGGATTACCAAACAAAGATACATCAGTGCCACATTGGATGGAAAAAACATTTAGGTATTTATATGGTTAAAGTTCACTTAATAGGTTATGGTAAATGGGGAGCAGTGATTGATAATGCTATCAATGATTTGAATGTCGAGTGGGTAGAACCAAAAGACGCAGATTGGATTATCATATCAACACCAAACGATTTACACTATGAGCAAGTTTCCTATTGGTTAGGACAAAAGAAAAATGTATTTTGTGAGAAACCATTGACACTAAGTTATAATTCAGCAAAAGTATTATTTGATTTAGCAGATACTATGGGTGTAAAATTATATGTAGATGATGTATTTGCTTGGAGAGATGATTATGGTATATATGATGATGTAAATCATTTCGTTTGGACTAAACCGAATCAAAAGGATACAAATTATATTGATAGGTTGGCATATCATCACTTTTATATGTGGGTTCGTGATACTGATTTTAAAATAAAGAGTATTACGGGTGAACCAAATGATTTTAAAGTAGAATTACAAGACGGAAGAACGGCAGAGTTCTTTTATGGAGATAGTTCTGAAGTTGTTCATTATGTCAATGAAGATGATATGGCACACAATCAAAACAATCCATTGAGAACAATGTTTGAACTTTTATTTGATGGAACAGATTACGGCTATAATAGAAAACTAACGTTAAATGCAATCAAACTATCACAACAAGTTAGAAAAACATTATTACCAAAAGCATTAGTTGTGGGTGGGGGAATCTTCGGAACAACCGCAGCAATTGCATTATCACATAAAGGATATCAAGTAGAACTACACGAAGAACTTGATGATGTGATGATGGCAGCATCGGATATCAATCAGTATAGATTACATAAAGGTTATCATTATCCACGAAGTAAAGAAACTGCACAAGAGTGTTTAAAGGGATTGAAGACATTTAAGAGAAAGTATGGAGAATGTGTTGTCAATGGAAACATAGAACACTATTATGCAATATCATCAAAGGAATCTATGACAACACCAAGTCAGTATCTTGAGTTCTTAGATGAAATGGACTTACCATATAAAAAGGTTGAACCGATAAAGAATACAGATATCACGATAAAGGCAGAGGAAGAACTATTCGATAACTATAAATTATATGAATTAGTTAGAGATAAATTGTGGAGTAGTGGTGTAGATGTTCAAAGAAATAGAACTACCACTAAAGATGATTTTGAAGGATATGATGTAGTTGTGGTGGCAACTTATGCAAAACTAAATGATTTACTTGAAGATAAAAAAGAGTATCAGTTTGAAGTGTGTGAAAAGCCAGTTGTTAGATTACCAAGAGAATATCAAGGTAAGAGTATTGTGATTATGGATGGCCCATTTATGTGCTTAGACCCATACGGACAGAGAAATCACGTGTTGGGTAATGTAGTTCACGCAATCCACGAAACAAATATTGGTGAAGAACCAATCGTGAGTGATGAATTAAAACAATATCTAAACAAAGGTGCAATAGAAAAACCAAAGCACACCAACATAGATAAGTTTATAAAAACAGGTAAAAGATTTTTCAAAGACTTTGACAAACTAAAACACATAGGTTCAATGTATACCATTAGAACCGTACAAAAAAACAGAGAACACGATGACGCAAGACCTACCTTAGTTAATCACGAGGGTGGAAATGTTTATAGTTCCCCTCCC